CAAAAGTCACCAATCAACAAGCAGATGAAATTAGAAAAATGGACATATCTGGTCAAAAACTTGCGACCATGTTTAGCGTTAGCGTTTCTTGTATTGGAAGAATTAAGCGTAAAGAAAGCTACTAATGCAATTGAGGCAATACCAACAGCGTGCCTTAGACATGCTTTACGCATGGTTTGAGAAGAACGCAACCGGCCATCCAGTTTTAAACATGCCTGGCGGGTCTGGTAAATCGGTGGTGATTGCATCGCTAGCAAAAGATGCGCTGCAAAACTGGCCAGACACGCGCATTTTGATGCTGGTGCATTCCAAAGAACTGATCCTGCAAAACGCAGACAAGCTCCGCAAACTGTGGCCAGACGCGCCCTTGGGCATTTATAGCGCAAGCGTTGGGCAGAGAAACTTTGGCAACCCGATTACTTATGCAGGCATTGGGTCAGTTGCAAAACGGGCAAAACAATTGGGTCACATAGACTTGTGCATCATTGACGAGGTGCATGCTGTATCCACGGCAGAAAGTGGCATTTATCGAAAGCTGATAGCCGAGTTGCTGGCCATCAATACAGCCATGCGAATTGTGGGTTTGAGCGCAAGCCCTTACCGGCTAGGACATGGAATGATTACAGAGGGGCCGACTGCCATTTTTTCAGAAATACTGGAGCCAGTTGGAATTGAAGAACTTGTTTTCAAACAGCATTTGGTGCCATTGCGTTCAAAGCTTACAACGCACCGATTAGAAACCGACGGATTGCACAAACGGCAAGGCGAATACATTGCTTCTGAGATGGAAGCCAAGTTCAACACCGCTGGCCACAATCAATCTGTGGTGGCCGAGATCATTGACAAGGCAAGCAACCGCGCACATTGGCTGATCTTTTGCTCAGGCGTGGCTCATTCTGAGGCGGTGGCTGAGTGTTTGCGTGAAGCTGGTATTGCTGCCGAATCGTTAGACGCCACGCATAGCAAAACCGAACGCGAACGCAAGTTGGCAGATTTCGAATCTGGCAAGCTGCGGGCTTTGTGCAATGTTGGCATCTTGACTACTGGATACGATTTTCCTGCTCTGGATTGCATTTCGTTTTTGCGATCAACAATGTCGCCTGGGCTTTACTTGCAAATGGCGGTGCGAGGGATGCGCCCCAGCCCCGGCAAGGCAGATTGCTTGGTGCTGGACTTTGCAGGCGTGGTGGGCACGCATGGCCCCATCACCAACATCACGCCGCCCAAGAAACAAGGCGACGGCAACGGCGAAGCGCCGGTCAAAGTGTGCGAAAACTGCGACGAGTTGTGCCCCATCAGCGCCAAGGTTTGCTCTAATTGCGGGCACCCGTTCCCCGAGCCGGAGGCCAAAAAACTGAAGTTGTGCCAAGACGACATCATGGGGCTGGATGGCACCGACATGGTTTTGACCGGCTGGAAGTGGCGCGAGCACATTAGCAAGGCAAGCGGCAAGGCGATGCTGGCCGTCAGCTATTACGGGCGTTTGAGCGATCCGTCTGTGACCGAATACTTTCCGGTGTTGCACGAAGGCTACGCAGGCCAAAAGGCAATGCGTGAGGTCTACGAGATTGCAGTTCACGCAAAAATAATTGGCATGGATGTCAACAATCTGAGCAGTTTGGCAGCACAATTGAGCGCGGGCAATTGGCCGCAACTGATTTCGTATAAAAAAGACGGGAAGTTTTTTCGGGTCATTAATCGGGAGTGGCATGAAAACTGAACACGAAGAACAGCGCGAACTGGTGCAATGGTTCCGCCAGACGTACAAAGGCACGTTGATCTTTGCGATCCCCAATGGCGGGGCCAGAAGCATTGCCACCGCTGGCCGTCTCAAGGCAGAAGGCGTGGTCAAGGGTGTGCCCGATTTGTTTGTGCCCGCCTGGGAGACTTGGATTGAGATGAAGCGCACCAAGGGTGGAAGCGTTAGCCCAGAACAAAACCTGATGCACTTGCACCTGCGAGGCTTGTTTTACACGGTGATTGTTGCCAAAGGGTTTGAAGATGCAAAACAACAATTAGAGGAACTGAAGCATGAAGTGGAATAAAGGCATCCCGCCAACCGTGGGCTGGTATCCGGCCCGCTTTGCGCGGGACACCACCCAGGCGTGGCAGAACGGCTATCGCTGGTGGGACGGCAGGGTTTGGTCATGGCCTGCGTTTCCGCACGAGAACGAGTTCCGAGCGGCGCGGTGGGCCACCAAGAAAGAAGTCAAGTCTTACAACCAAGAAATTATTTGGGGGACACCATGATAAACGGACGATACCCGAGGACGTTGCAGCAAGCATTTGGCCCGCACACCTCTGATGAAATTTATGAAGAAAAAGAAGAAAGTTGGGTATGGGTGGTAGTGTCTTTCGCCGCAATGCTGGCAATGCTGGTGATCGTTATATGAGCGCCAACGACACCCAAGTGGGCGGTGATCACTACCGCGACAAGAAGATACAAACGTGGGACTACATTGTGCAGAACGAGATTCCGTACCTTGAGGGTTGCGTCATCAAGTACGTTAGCCGCTGGCGGGACAAGGGCGGCGTCGAGGATTTGCGCAAGGCCCAGCACTACTTGGAGAAGTTAATTGAAGGGCTGTAGCGGGGCGTGTGACCAAGGCCGCAAGCCATGCGTGTGCGACCGGTCAAGCCGGTTTTCATGGCTGCTGGCGGTGTTGCTGGTGTTGATTATTTGCGGGGGGTACTTCCTATGAGTGACTTGAGAAAAGCAGCGGAACAGGCGCTGATTGTTTTGCAATGTATTGACTATGATTCATTCGACACCGTTGTTAGTGGGCCGGACAAATATATGTGTGATGACGCATATGACGCCCTCCGCGCTGCCCTCGCGCAGCCTGAGCAGGGGCCTGTGCTTCATAAGTGGGCTGCACTTTTTGAAGACCCCAACAACGATTGGCAAGCGGGGTATGAGCACGCACGGCGTTGGGTGTTCGAGGTTGGCTTGCAGTCCATTGCCGCCCCACCCCAGCGCAAGCCGTTGAGAACCGTTATTTACGCTTGCCCAATATGCGCGGCCAGTTTGGAGAGGCAGGAATGAAAACCTGCCGCACCTGCCAACAAGCCAAGCCGCTAGACGCCTACCGTGGCACGCGCAGTATGTGCCTTGCCTGTGAGGCCGCTTGTAGACGGGCGTGGTACGCGGCGCAGTCGGTCAAGCCGCACCAGACAGCCGAAGGCAAGCAGTATTTCCAAGATTGGTACGCCGCCAACGCCGAGCACGTCAAGGCCAGAGCGGTGCAGTGGGCCGAGGACAACCCCGACAAGCGCCGCGATGTGTGCCGAGAAAACATGGCCCGGCAGCGTCAAAAGCTTAACAACGCCTATGTGCGCCGGATGCTTGCCCAAAGCGTCGGACTCAAGGCCGCAGACATGCCCCAGCCGCTGGTGGAAGTCCAGCGAGAACTACTCAAGATCAAGAGGTACATCCGTGAACACAGCATCTGAATTGCGGGCAGAACTTGCCGCCGTATTCGCCCAACTCAAGGCTGGCGCGATCAAGCCCAGTGAGGCCGCAGAACTTGCGAACCTTGCCGGGAAGATGATTGCATCGGCCAAGGTGCAAGTGGAGTACGCCGCGCTGCGCGAGGACGTACCGTTGATTGCGTTTTTGAAGGACGACAGCGATGTGGCCTGATGACGACGACACCCCAGAACCCGCTGCGTGGATTAACTTCAACGCAGCGACGAGCGAGCGCAATGTGAGTTTTGTCTGCGAGAGCGAACTGGCATCGATACCGCTGTGGCCGGAGCCTCCACGAACCCAGCGCCAGCCGCTGACGGAGCGTGAGACGTTTGTGGCGATCATCAACGACAACACCGATGGCGATGGCATTTGCTGCGCCGATGATTTGCTGGCTGCAATTCGGGCGCATGGGATTGGGTCACACGATGCTTGACGCTTACACCCGAGAAGAACTGCTGCGCTTGATCGCAGAGCAGCAAGACATCATCGCGCACTTAAAGGCCGATCTGAAAACCGCGCTACAGGCGTACCGCGATGCTTTGTCCAGAATGTAAGGCGTGGTCTATAGTGCTAGACACACGGGGGATTCGCAGG